CACCGGAGCCAGAATAACCACTATAACCAGAAATACCCGAATACCCCGAAATACCTGAATAACCGGAATAGCCGCTTATACCAGAATAACCACTGTAGCCAGAAATACCTGAATAGCCTGATATACCTGAATAGCCTGATACTCCAGAACCGGAATAACCTGATATACCTGAGTAGCCTGATATGCCTGAGTAACCTGATATGCCTGAGTACCCCGATGTACCTGAGTATCCTGAATAACCTGAATAACCCGATGGCCCGGAATAACCAGATGTGCCTGAGTAACCTGAATACCCCGACTCTCCATAAGCAATTAATGCCGCTGTAAAATACGTACCGGTGCCGGCGCTATTAATATTTTGCCCAGCTGACGCACCTGTATAGGCAGTTACTTCTACATAATCACTAGACCCGTTAAAATAGACTATTGTTGATAAAGATTGTCCTCGACCATTAGTAGTATTGACTGGATCTTGCTGAAATGCTAGTTGAGTGGTTCCGTTCTTCCTCAACTGAATATTATTTTGTTGAGTATTGTCCACCCCTGCTTCCCACCAAACAGAAACATTTACAGCATAATAACCAGCAACGGTTGGCTGAAATTTATTAGAAGCAAACCAGTTACGCGGGTCAAAGTCGTCTGCAAACGTAACAACAGTATCAATAGCAGAACTAATACTCTGTGTGCCGCCTTGCTTAGTAGCACGCACTACATACGTACTCGGCGTCAACATGCCACCGTCTTGACCTGAATAACCACTTATACCTGAGTACCCACTGTAGCCTGAAATACCTGAGTAGCCTGAAATACCGCTGTAGCCACTAATACCGCTGTAGCCAGAAATACCAGAATAACCACTATAGCCAGATATACCAGAATAACCTGAGGTACCGCTGTAGCCACTAGTGCCACTATAACCCGAAGTTCCGCTATACCCCGAATAACCAGAGTAACCACTTATACCAGCTCCTGAATAGCCCGAGTACCCAGATGTGCCTACAGCGCCTCTATATATACCGGTAGAAATATTACTATAGTGGTCAGTACCCTCGTAGTATAATCTTACAGTTCTAGTTTGATTTTGAGGGCATTCTGCACTAACTCTCAATATAAGTCTATCGGTTATATCTAGAGTTTTAGCAACTGAGATAGTAAAATTAGTAACTAAATTACTAGGGCTATCAATATTAGTATTAGTTAAGTAGTCACTAACAGCTGTTAAAAGAAGAGTCTCTGTACCACCAGTCGCGCGTTTGTAAACACCGTACGTAAGACGAACATCCCCAGCATGGCTTACATAATACCAAGTATTAAACTGCCAAGTGCCTATCGGAATCTGTGTAACACCTGGCTGTCCGATAGGAGTTACTTGATTAATAAAATTAACTGCTGACTGGGTAAATGTTACAGTAAAATAAGTTTCAGGGTCAAAGTCAGGCGCAGTATCTAGAACGTCGAAGCCGCTTAAATCAGAAGCACTGTTAGTATAATAATAAGTTATACCCACTGCAGGTATACCGCTAAAGCCACTAATACCACTATAACCAGAAATACCTGAGTAGCCGCTGATACCTGAGTAGCCGCTTATACCGCTATAGCCCGAATAACCGCTTAAGCCTGAATAACCGCTTAAGCCTGAATAACCGCTTAAGCCTGAATAACCGCTAATGCCTGAGTAGCCACTAATACCACTATAACCCGAGTAGCCACTAATACCACTATAACCAGAATAGCCAGAGTAGCCGCTTATGCCCGAATAGCCGCTGATACCTGAGTAGCCACTTATACCGCTATAGCCACTGTAACCACTAACGCCGGAATACCCACTATAGCCTGAAATACCAGAATAACCGCTAGTACCTGAATAGCCAGAATAACCGCTAGTACCGGAATAACCGCTAGTACCTGAATAGCCACTGATGCCTGAATAACCTGAAACACCTGAATAACCAGAGTAACCACTAATACCGGAATAACCGCTTATACCACTATAACCAGATATACCGGACCCGGAATAGCCTGATATACCACTATAGCCACTGTAACCTGATATACCAGAATAACCTGAAGTACCTGATATACCTGAATAACCTGATACCCCGCTGTAGCCGCTTATACCGGAGTAGCCAGAATAACCTGAGTAGCCTGACTGCCCGCTAGCCCCGCTTATACCGCTATAGCCTGAAATACCACTATAGCCAGAGATACCACTGTAACCAGAATAACCTGACTCCCCACTGTAACCACTTATACCGGAGTAGCCAGAGTAGCCAGAGTAGCCAGAATCTCCGCTATAGCCGCTCAGACCTGAATAACCACTCTCCCCGCTGTAACCAGAAATACCTGAGTAACCTGATACACCAGAATAGCCTGATATACCGGAATAGCCGCTTATACCGCTATACCCGCTATAACCTGAATAACCTGATATACCGCTGTACCCAGATATACCTGAATAACCGCTCGTACCGCTATAGCCTGAATAGCCTGAAATACCAGAATAACCAGAATCTCCGCTATAGCCACTATAACCGCTTATGCCGGAGTAACCGGAAATACCAGAATAACCACTAATACCACTATAGCCTGAATAACCTGAATACCCACTAATGCCTAAGTCTCCACTATAGCCTGATATACCGGAGTAGCCTGATATACCTGAATAACCGGAGTAACCGCTAATGCCACTGTAACCACTATAACCGCTTGTACCGCTATAACCACTATAACCGCTCTCTCCGGAGTAGCCGCTATAACCAGAATAGCCGCTTATACCGGAATCGCCACTATAACCCGAAGTGCCTGAGTAGCCTGAAATGCCTGAGTCTCCGCTATAGCCTGAAATACCAGAGTAGCCACTAATGCCACTGTAACCACTATAACCGCTTGTACCACTTGTACCACTATAGCCACTGATACCAGAGTAACCACTAATACCAGAGTAGCCACTATACCCAGAGTAGCCGCTTATACCTGAATCGCCACTATAACCTGAAATACCTGAGTCTCCGCTATAGCCTGAAATGCCGCTATAGCCGCTTATACCAGAGTAACCACTGATACCGCTTATACCAGAATAACCAGAAGTACCAGAGTAACCGCTTATACCGCTATAACCTGAAATACCAGAGTAGCCACTAATACCAGAATCTCCGCTGTAACCTGAAATACCAGAAATACCAGAATAGCCAGAATACCCTGAAAACCCGCTGTAGCCTGATATGCCCGAGTAGCCACTAATACCACTATAGCCTGAATATCCTGAGATACCGGAATAACCGCTAATACCTGAATAGCCGCTAAAGCCTGAAATACCTGAGTCTCCACTATAGCCTGAAATGCCGCTGTAACCGCTAAAACTACTATAACCTGAATAACCTGATGTGCCAGAGTAGCCAGAGTAGCCACTAGTACCGGAGTACCCGCTTATACCACTGTAACCTGAAATACCAGAGTAACCGCTAATACCAGAATAACCTGAGTCTCCACTGTATCCGCTTAACCCGCTGTAGCCACTAAAACCTGATATACCTGAGTAACCTGAAATACCTGAGTCTCCGCTATAGCCTGAAATGCCGCTGTAACCGCTATAGCCACTTATGCCTGAATAGCCAGAAGTGCCTGAGATGCCTGAATACCCAGAGTAGCCGCTTATACCAGAATAACCGCTAATGCCTGAATAACCGGACGTACCGCTATAACCTGAAATGCCTGAATAACCGGAATAGCCGCTAATACCAGAGTAACCGCTTATACCACTATAACCGGAATAGCCTGATATACCACTATACCCGCTAAAACCAGAAATGCCTGAATAGCCAGAGTAGCCTGAAGTGCCGCTAATACCAGAGTAGCCTGAAATACCTGAGTACCCGCTAATACCGCTATAACCACTTATACCACTGTACCCGCTAATACCAGAGTAGCCTGACGATGCAACAGCACCTACCGCTCCGCTATAACCTGAAATACCTGAGTAACCAGAGTAACCACTAATGCCACTATAACCACTAATGCCGCTGTATCCTGATAGACCACTGTAGCCACTAAAACCAGAATAGCCCGAGTAACCGCTAGTGCCAGAATAACCAGATGCTGAAGTCGCGCCTACTGCCCCAGAGTAACCTGAAAAACCGCTATACCCTGAAAAACCACTATAGCCTGATACACCGCTGTAACCAGATATACCAGAGTAACCTGAATACCCGCTAATACCAGAATCTCCGCTGTAACCGCTGTAACCGGAAATACCAGTTGTACCACTGTAGCCTGATATACCACTATAACCACTAAAACCAGAAATGCCTGAATACCCACTTATACCGGAGTAACCGCTAGTGCCTGAATAACCTGATATACCACTAATACCAGAATAACCTGATGTACCGCTAATACCAGAATAACCAGACACCCCTGAGTACCCACTTATACCGCTATAACCGCTAGGCCCTGAATAGCCTGAAAAGCCTGAAATACCGCTATAGCCTGAAATACCGCTATGACCGCTAATACCAGAGTCGCCGCTATACCCACTGTAGCCAGAATACCCCGAAATACCGCTATACCCCGATATGCCCGAATAACCAGAATAGCCGCTAATACCGGAGTAACCACTAATACCGGAATAGCCACTTATACCAGAATCTCCGCTATAACCTGAAGTACCTGAATAACCAGAAAAACTACTATAACCGGAGTAACCTGAATAGCCGCTTTCCCCGCTGTACCCGGAATAACCGCTTTCACCAGAATAACCTGAATACCCGCTATAACCAGAAACTCCAGAACCTGAATACCCGCTGTACCCTGAATAACCACTTATACCGGAATAACCTGATGCAGAAGAAGAACCTTGCGCGCCAGAATAGCCTGAGTAACCAGACTCTCCAATACCCGAATACCCACTAGAACCTGAATACCCACTATAACCTGAATACCCCATTACCCCTTGTGCGGATAAAGCAGAAATACTAATAGAGTATGAAGTATACGTACCATCGCTATTATTTCTTTCAAGAAATAATATATCAGTACCAGAAAGAGGACCAACTGGCACTGAAGGTAGTTCGTGTGGAAATATTAATGTCGGAAAATCAGCGGACATCTTATATATTTATTAACCGCTAAGCGGTATCGATCCGAGTGCAGAAATTAAGTCGGATAGATTTGTTAATGTAGGGTAATATGAACCCTGAATACTTGCTGCGACGGTCTCTATTGTAGGCATAATAGGTACAAGAGAGCTTAGTGAAGGGTTATAAGAAGAGAGTAATGAGTAGAGAGTTTGTAGGGCGACTGCATTTGCAGAGGTAATTGTTGCCCCAGTACTCATTGAGTAGTTACTCGGGCTTTGTACAACAACATATGTATTAGAAGCTGAAGCGCCTAATGCTCCGACAGTTTGACCTGCGGCATTGGCTACCCCTATAAGGTTTACTATAGTGTTATTATCTTCGTAATCCCCATAAACGTTAGTATTGGATTGAGTGTTTTCGTTATAACTAAACACTTGCTCAGAATCTTTGTCAACAAATTGGGTATATTCTTTAGTTTCTAAAACATTTGGTAAACTATTAACTTGGCCGTCAAATTTATTATCATAAACTTGATCCATGAGATTTTCACGAGGGGCGTCGAGTTCATAGTTGAAGTCAAAGCGCTTAGCTTTAATCATCCAAACGTAATGGCCTAGCAATTGATTGTTTTCACCGCCCATTTCATCAACGCGTTCTGTTATTTCAAAAACTTTACCACTTCTTCCTCCAGGTCTTGTACGGCCATATTCTGCTAGCTCTATTAAATCCCCTGCTTTAGGTTCATAATTTGCAGCTGAAAGCACCCCGCTTATTGCAGTGACTACATTAGTAAATGTAGTAATAGGTATAATTGCAGTTAAATCCGCTTCTCCTTGTAATCCGAATTTGCTTAGTACAACATTATCATTACTAAGTGTTAAAGCAAGTACCATTGGTAAAGGAGTTGAATAACGCACCAACGGCATTTCCCCGTAGAAGAAGTCATGGGCAGATAAATTATATCCATTAATATAGTAATTAACTTCTTGCCCATGAATTCTAATTTGTTCATTCCACCAGTTTTCCCAAAGCTGTCTTTCTGCTGTTGTATTATCTACATCTAGATATCGAAAACCGGTTGTACCATATACACAATTATATCCGCCACTTAATTGAGGGCCTACATCATCCGTACCAGGAGCCGTATAGGGCCCGGTGTCGGTACAATATTTAGACAAATAGCTAGCCATTAAAATTATTTACTCTTACTAATAGAAATAAAGCCAGTTATACTAAATATATTTAAATGAAGCTAAAAGATTTATCTAGTCTAGGAGAAATTTATTCCGGTATTGCAAGTAATAGTAAACCTGTGGAGAGTATAATAGAACAAAGACAGGAAATTCTTTTAACAGATGCAACTCAGTATCTTCCAGAGAATAAACAAGTAAAGCCAGGATCTGCTTTAGGCGGCGGCCCTGGTGCAAAAGGAGATGAAGTACATTTAGCTAAAAAGACTGGCCCTGAAGGATTAAAGGGAAATCAATTTGAAAAGGTTTCAAAAAAACAAGATCCAGGTACAGATAAGAGCAAAATGAAAAAAGAAGAAGGAGAAGAGACTGCTGAAACTTCTGAAGACACAGACAAAAAAGAAGATTCAAAAGAAAACGTACACGAGGATGATGCAGCAAAAAATACTACTCCTAAAGAAAAAGTACGGGAATCTGCAGGGGAGAATAATAAATATAATTACAAACCAAAATTTACTATGTCAAAATTAAAATTCGACCAATTGTACGAAGACGCTATTAAGCGTATTCCTTTCACAGAAGACGCAGATGCTGATATGGGTGCAGATGCCGGTGTTCCACCAGCTGACGACGTAGCAGCGGATGCCGATACCGGAGACGATATGGGTGGGGAAGAAACATCCGAAGTAACAATTACTCTTGACCGTGAAACCGCGCAGAAACTACACGACCTATTAATGGCTCAACTCGGTGGCGGTGATGAAGCTGGTGGCCAAGATGATATGATGGGCGGAGATGAGCCAGCTGATGCCGGTGGAATGGAAAATATGGGCGAAGAAGGCGGCGATCCTCCGATTGAAGAAGAAGTAGAAGCTCAAGATCTCGGCCATGCTGGTGTAGGTTCTGGTGCTAAGTCAGAACAGCTTCATGATAAAGCCAAGATGAAGACAGTAAGTGACCTTAAAGTTGTTAAGGGTACAGCCGATAAGGGCACCTTTAAAAATGAACCACAGCCAAAAGAAGAAAAGGGCAATAACGCTTCTCTTCAGGGCAAGAGCAATAAGGTAGGTTCAGGTACAGTTGCAACTACCGGTAAGAAAGCTTTCGAATAAGACATAGTAAGCTTTTAGAATTAAACCCGTTGAGCAATCAACGGGTTTTTTATTTATTGAATAAAGCCGTAAGAAGGTCCGCTAGAACTATTAATACCTAACGGCCGCCAACCTTGCCCGATTAACTCATCAAGGTCGCCTGTTGTCTTACTACTACCACCTATAAAAGCAGGATTGCGGGTAGTGCCTTGATTGTCTTGTTTGCCTTTTGCAAATCTATTATAAAGCTCTTCTTGTTTAGGTATTCTAGTCTCAGACACTTCATACGGGTCCCAGTTTAAAGGTAAAATTTTAAGAGGTTTACCGTTAGTGTCTTTTTCCAATACCTCGTAAAATTGTTCTATAACTTTACCGTCTAATACAAATAAAGCCCAAATTAATGCTTCTACTCTATCATCCAAATAACGATCTGATTGCTTTTTCCATACCCCGTTAGGTTGACGAACATAAGTTTTAAACTCATTAATAGTTTTCTTGTCGTAAATTTTAAGCGTACGAAGAGTACTCATCCAGTAACGCAAATTAGACATACCGTTAAATTTACTATTAGTGTGAGAGTATATTCCCAGGCGAGAATCTTTTTCTACCTTGTCAGTATAGGTGCCCATACTAGGGGTATATTTTACAATAGATTCATAATTGTGGGTATGTACTAAAGCATCAACAACTTGCGCACCACAATTATTACGTTCAATTAATAATGGTGGACGTCCCCATTCATGAGCAATTTCTACTAGACGACCGGCAAAATTAAACGGGTCTAGTTTATTATTAGCATATACAGCTACTTGTTCTATATTAATTAAATCGGTTATATCAAGTACTTGTATAGTAGAATTGGCACGGCTTATGCCCTCCCCTACGTCAACCCCTATAGCGTAAAAATGTTTTTCCTGTCTTGGTTTCCAAATTTGATAGCATCCGTCTTCGCTTTCTAATATTGGATCTGGAGCTGACTTTTCAAACTCTTCCATTTGATCTTTATCAAGAGCATTTTCTCCTGCAGCTCTAAATTCGTTTCCATATTCTTGATTAAATGCATCTACAGAACCGAGAGCCTTAACAGTCATTTCTTTCCATTTTTCGTCTCTACCAGGCACTTCCCACCAGTCAACTCTTTCATTATGCCAACCGTTACTATTATCTAAAGAATCGGTATAAATGTTATAAAACAGATTACCCACCCCATTTGGGGTTGAAAGCATAAAGATTTTAGATTTTTTCGAAGATGTAATGACCGGGAATACCGACTCCCAGAAATCGTTCATAAATTCTGCAGGAATGAATGCAGCTTCGTCAATAAGAAGACAATTAATAGATTCACCTCTAGCTGCGTCAGAGGTGGTGGTACTAATACCAATTGAACTACCATTAGCTAGTTCCATACCTTCTTTAGCATAGTTAACAACACCCGGCTTTAAAAAGTTAGGCAACATTTCATATGCTAATCGAATACGTTTAAATATATTCTTTGCGGTACCTTCTTTATTTGCTATTAATAGCACTCTATAATCATCATTAAAGCAAATCATCCAGAGAGCAAATATAGTAAGAATAGTAGTTTTACCAATTTGTCTAGAAGCTAATACTACGTTAAATCTATTTTCTACTAGAGCTTTTAATATACGTTTTTGATACGGATAAAGTTTAATAGGCTGTTTACCTTCATCTAGATTAACTATATAAAAGAAGCGAGAGAAATGTAAGATAGATTTTCTAGCTCTTTCTAGATCTTCTACCATTTCTGGAGTCCACTCAAATTGAGTTTCCGGTACTGGCAGATTCTTATTACCTAGATAAAAAGTTTGCTCTTTAGGTTTTGGCATCTTTGTATACTTACAATTGATTAAATAATATAAACTATTAAATCATAATATGCTCTTTAAACCCAATCGTATTACTCTGCCCACCATGCCTATGTTGGTAAAACCTATTAAGAATGAGGATTTGCTCTATACCTGTCAAATCACTCAATTCGATAGAGAGGGATATGAGCTGCTTCCGATTGAACAAGAGTATTACAAAATTAATGATATTGGGATGCATAATGAAAAAGTCTTTGCCCATGAATCAGGCAATCCAAATGGATGGAGCGCAGCAATACAAAGATGGTTTGAACAGGTAGATAGTAATTCTCCTTATGTATTAGATCATTCTTTTTGTGTTGTACGTTACGGGTTTGAAGGGGAAGCTAAAAAACAAATACAAAAAGCTGCTAAAAAGAGACCCGAACTTAGCAAACTATTAAACATTAAACCCAAATGGGGTCATGATTTTTGCGTGGATTACGTTCAGCCTGATTGTTCCTACGAATTGGTCCACTGGGAATGGGACTATAGAAACTACGACGAGTTTGATTTACACCGCGAATGCCTAGAGGTTATAGTAGAAAAAACTGATTGGGAAGCAGTACACCGAGCAGTTAAGACATTTCGTATGAGTATGCCTCATGCTGAAGCTGATGTAGAAGGTAATTTTAGAACCAATATGTTTGGTCTACATAAAGCGTTTAGACTCTTTAAGAGTTTTTAAAACGTTACCATAAAGGCATTACCACGAGCATCCTGAAAGTTAGGCGTTGCGGCATAAGTTAACCCGCCTGGAGTATCAATACTGTTTAGCGCTTCTTCGTAGGTCTTAAAAAATAACTCTCCGTCTTTATATACAGCAAAGTATGTAAAGCTTTCTATACTGTGATAGTACATAAAGCATAGCTTAAACAGACCCACAGTTAATTGTTCTTTAAGTGGTAAACCTAGGCGATCAAATGCTCCATCAATGGTAGAAGTTATTGCTTCAGGGTTAAAATCTTTAAGATATATTGATACACTATTAGTGTATGCTCTTACAATTTGTTCTCGTAAATTACGATTAGGATCAGCCTCAATAGCCTGCATTAACATTTGGGTGAATGTTTTAAAATTTTTATCGTTTAAATTATACCAATATGTTTCTCTAAACCCAGGTGCATTACCTATAATATCGCTAAAGTTTTTTACAAAAGCTGCTTTAATGTCTCCGTATATATTTTGAGACCCGCTTAAACGACCTGCCGACTGCTCATCGCCGGCGCCTTGCTTTACTTCAATTAGACCTTCAGGTACCTGTACATCTCCTTTGACTGGGTGCATACCGTCTTTAAGTAAAAGTATTAATGCTAGTTCTCCCTTACCAGTACCTTTACCACCACCCCCGGGTACTGTCATACTAAAAATACTTCTTACTAAATGCTCATGAAGCATAGGAAATAAATTTTCTACTCGTTCAGGTGTTGACATACTAGCTAATTCAGAGGCAGAGATTTGTTCAGAGCCTCTAATATAATTAACTAAATCGTTGACGTGGTTAGAAGTATTTGCACTCAATATACTCTCTATAGGCATAGCTACGTTCTTAGTGAGTCCTTTTTTCTTAAAGATATTTTTAAGAATAGGTAAGTGCTTAATGTCTTGTTGTAAGATATTTAGAGCTTTGAGATATGCTATACGAGTGATAGGTCTTTTACGCGACTCAATATCAGATAGTAGACCGATTAAATTATTGAGTTCATCTGGAGTAATCTCATCTCCAGCAGGAAGCTCGCTTTCAAATTTTTCCCCTCGACCCTTTCTAGCTTCTAAAAAGTCATGCATTCTACTCTTAAAATTTTCAATAACTTGAACCAAATGGTACTGTTCCTTAGCAGTAATTAACGGATTGTTATTGAGTAGTTTTTTAGGCAGGTAATACATATGTTGCGGTATATATCATATTTACTTTTAATTTCAAGTAAAAAAGGTAAATATTACATATGTCAAAGTTTAAGTCTCAATTCTATCAAATAATCGAAAAAACTGAAGATTCGGTCTTTACAAAACCTGCTTTTGAATTGTTCAACAAAAAGAACAAATCCGACTACAAATTTAAGTATTACGGTCTTAAAGAAGGAGAATCATATTACCGCGTTGACATAAAGGTGCAAGATGATTTTAAATTAGTCTTTAGCAAGGCTTTTATCGAAGTTAGAGTAGATGAACAGAATCATACTGCTATATTCGAAATGGTATGGTTATTAACCGGTATGCATATGGATAGTGCTATTATCGGTAAAATAGTAGAGGAAGAAGGTAAACTAAGATATGTACCGTTCGATGATAAAGACTTCGAACAAACAGACACCGCCTATCCTAAGGACGGCGGTGCTATTGAAATACCCGGAACAGGTATAGCTATTGAGTTGTAAAGTTACCGGGCGCGGTAGGAGCTTCTTCGTCAGTTGGATCCCCAGGAGGGTTTTCGGTTTCACTAAAACCTTGACCTTCAGCGGTATCCTCGTCATAAGCAGCATACTCATCATGACCGTATTCTGTTCTCATGAAATCGGCCACTGATACTAGATAGTCATCAGCCATAGTTAACTTACTTTGAGCCCAAGCTTCAAGATTAGCATTCTCTGGAAGCTTTTTCAGAATATCATGAATCGTTTTTGCATTACGCATGATAGATTCTATTTGACTATAGCCCATGTTTACTTCATGATCCTCTTCGTCAATACGCGGAGGATTAGGATTAAGCGTGGGCTCAATAGCTTCAAGTAGAGTGACTAATTTATTGAAACTAGTATCTCTCATATCAGCCTTTCTTTTTCTTAGTTGTAGCGGCCTTCTTTTTAGCTGCTTTCTTTTTAGGAGCTGATACTTCGTCAGCTGCTTCGTCAACTACTGCAGAGTCAACTACAATAGGAAGTTCTTCTGGTGTGGGATTATTATTTTCTGTTGTCATAGGAGGAAAATCTGGTGATGGGGTTGACTCAATGATTAAGGTTTCAGAGCCTATATCAACGGTAACCGGAGGTGGAAGAGGAGGGGTCGGTTGCGGAGGGGTAACCGGTAAGTCTGGTGTAACTGAAGGGGTAGGGGCTGAGGATGACTTAGTAGAGTTTAAAATATAATAGTGAAAGGCAACAGCCCCTGATACAATTAAAATTACAATAAAGATTGGTGTAAGCATATATATACTTATTAAATATCCAAGTTTACATTAGCGTCCTGATCGCCTTTAAGTATAGCGTCTCTTATTGCTCTTGTATATCTAGACTTATCTAATGGGTGGCTATTAAAACGACTAGCCCCTTCTTCGCCTACGTAGATGTCTCCTTTAACAACATCCCCAACAGCATAGTAAGTTAATACGCCCTCTGTTATACCCGGGCAATTAGATATCTGAAGATCCCCTTCAATAACATCTGGTAACCCTTCAAGAGTGTTTAAAGACGAACAATTTTCAATCATTAACATGACCATGTTACGAGGTAAACCGTTAAGGTTTTTTAAAGCCGGACACCTCATTATAGATAGAGTCCGTATACCGTCTGGGGTGCCGTGTAAAGTAACTAATTCTTCGCAATTGCGAATGGTATTGTTTATTGTTTTTGCAAATACACTCGGAAATGAAGAAGAACCAGTAGAAGTAATGTCTGGTTCTACCATATTTGAAGGTAGGCCTGCAAGATTAGTTATTGCTAATTCGTCAAGAGCAAAATGAGTTAACTCTATTCTACTAGCTCCTTCTAAACTTCTAAGCTTAGACATATGCTGCAAAAAAAGCGGACCATTGTAAGCTGGTGCATAGTGTAAAGTCTCTAAGCTATTTATTTGGTACAATCTTAGCACAGCGTTGGCGCCGCCGGGCACGAGGGTCGCGCCTCTATATGAAGGATCGATACGCGCAGGAGCCCCTTTAAGAGACCTTAACCCGTCACAGTTCTGTATACTTAAACTTCCCGCTATCTTCTGAGGGAGCCCTTCTAAATTAATTAATTTTGGGCATTGATTGATATCTACTGAGGTAGAACTATCTGTTTTAGGGAAAAATTTTAAACTAACTAAATTTGGACAGTTCATTATAGCTATACTACTAGCATCATATGTAAAGGATCCACCTGCACTTGTATCAAATCCTTCTCGGCCATGATTTTTTACAACAGTATTTTGTATATTTTCTAGACTGGTACCGTTGGTATTTACATTAAAATAACCATAAACCTCTCGCGGATAATTTTCTAAAGGAAGGGCGCCGTTAGAATGATCAAAAAAACCACCGGTAATTTTATTAAACTTAATAGGTATAGTAGGTAACGGTACCTTTTTAATACCAGATTGATAGAAGTTTCTTATATGTATCTCCCCTACAATATCATATGAGCCATCTGGATTCAATATTACCTTAGAACCTAGACGTCGTCCGGTGATATTTAAAAAGTTTTTTAATATCTCTTCTGTGGGTATAGTACCTGCTAATGATGGATTCTTACCTACAATTTCATTATAAAATCTACCTGCAGGTCCGTATTTAGTCTTATAATACAAATATGGAGGCACCATAGAATTACCGCCCTTACGTATAAAGTAGAATTCCTCTCCATCGGGATCTACTCCATGGACCATAGTAGAAGGTGCACCGACCGACTTTACGATAAAATAAGCCTTATCAAATTTAAACCCGATCCCGATTAAAGTATTAATGTTCTCTAGAGATCCCGAAGCAATGTAACCTTTTTGTACTGCTTTATCAAAAGTGGTTACGGCAGTATCCTCACCTTTAATAAGATTGTACTTACCGAACTTTAAGTTCATAGCCTTAGTCCCTAAATCCGTTACAGCAGTACTCGGGCCCTTACGCGCTTCCCCTAAAGTAGGATTAACTACCCCGCCCATATACTTTTCAAAAAGGATATTATGACTGTTACGCATACTCAAGTATTCATTTCCGGGCGCCGCAGGCGCCCCAGCCCCAAGCTCAATTGTCTTCTTTTTTGTTTTTGAGCTGCAGCGGCCAAACGCTTAGCCTTAGCATCCAGCTCAGCCTGTCCATAAGGTAAGTTCTTTTCCTTAGCATTCTTTGTAGCATTAACGGCAGCCCGGAGCCAAGGTTCCAGCTTATCGTAGTTAGCAAGACCGCTTTTACTTAAGTACCACCCACCCGGAAGACTCCCGGCTTTCTGAGCCCAGATCTTATTATAATCTTCGTGGGTACCGATCCAATCCCAGATAATTAATCCGCGCGGATCGTTCGGTTCAAAACCCAGTATACGGTAATGGGTACGGATCCCGGGGATCCGCAAACTTAGCTTGTACCAGGTACCGTGGGCGTTCTTGATATTGTTTCCGAGAAAGTCAAAGTCTATTGAGGGATCCTTAGGGTCATCATTAAATTTTCTCCACGTCTCATCTGCAGCCATCTTAAACGCCGGATCCGTAATAAACTCACTCTCTAGATTCTTATAGTTCTTATTACGTACGGATATCGGAAAACGGCGCGACTCGGTAATAATATACTGGTTACTATAAAAATACTCGTTAAATAATAGCACGTATATATTTACACGGATAAGCCAAAAAACCCCTATATAGTAATTTTACCTTAAAAATTTTTCGCAAAAAAAAAGACCAGACCCGCAAGGACCTGGTCTCGTACTAATTCGGTATTAGAAGAGTTTACTTCTTCTCTACGAAATCGTACAACTGCTCAGCGAGCGCGGTAGCGTCGGCTACTCGAGTATCTACGGGAAGAGCAAAGCTCTTATCATTAGATTTATCGGCAGCATACTGTAGCTGGTGGCAAGTCTGGTGGTAACGATCGTTAACCAGGCTCACTGCCATCTGCAGTACTTCGAGTCGGATTTCATAGCCAGTTTTGTTGTGTGTAGGCATATGTGTGTGTCTCCTTTCACTAATATATTATACGGGGATAACCAGAAAACAAGGGCTATATGGAAAACCTATATAAAAAATATCGCGTAAAAAAATCCGCAAAAAGTTGGCATGCAGGAAATCCCATGTATTCGCCAAAGCTATATATTCAACTAATTTCTGCGCCTAGGTATGGGTTTCGCCCTGGGTCTCTAGAGAACCCAGGTTATCATAGGTACCTAGTGGTTAGAATAGCTCTGTAAGATAGAATAGCTCAACAGGTTAGAATGGCTCATCCACTCGAGCGGTCGTACCGTCGCTGTAGACGTACGTCTTGGTGACATACTTGTCGTGGTACTCCTTATGAGTCATCTTACCCATCGCCACTCCCTGCTGAAGGATCGGCTTGATGGCGACTGCTGATGGCTTCTTCTCCTTCTTCTTCTTCGCACCCTTGCAGGTGAACTGAGCCTGGAATGCCTCCAGTGAGCCGTACTGCTCGATCTTCTTCTGGATGATCTTCTTATTGGTCCACGTCACCGTCTTACCGGTGATGGTGCACGTGAGGATGATCTTGTTAGGTACGTTCATTGTGGATGTATTATGTTACCAACCTTATGGATGTGCAAGCTATTAGTTAGACCTTACGCCAGATGTAGATGTGATCACCATCATCATACCCATACCAGTACTCACCGAACGTCATGCAATCATCCTTTGGGAACGCTCGCAGGTACTCCTCGAGGGTGACATCGGAGATGATCTGATCGGTACTGTCACCTACGCATGTCTTGTCAACGGTCATGAACTGGTACTTCATAGTTAGCTAGGGTTGCTGATGAAGGCCTCGGCCTCGTTGATCATCGCCTCTCGCCAATCCTTATTGGACTGGCTCCACATCGCATACAGCTCGTGATTGATATCGGACGAGCCGATCTCTTCAGCGCCATCCGTACTGAGCCGGTCAGCAGCACACCGGCGCAGGATATGCCGAGCCATCTCGGACATAGCATTGTACTGATTGAAACAAATGGTCCAGTTATCGTTCATCATTGTGAGTACAGTATGGTTACAATTGCAGGATATGTCAAGCTTATTCGGAACCGAACAAAGCCCGGACCCGCTTCTCGAAGAACGCGTCCTCAGACCGTTCGAGGATGCTCCGGAGATGGCGACGGACCTGACCAGGATCAACGTCCTCAGTCATCTGATCGAGCTCGTCCATGTAATCGATGATGCGGCTCTTGATATCCAGATCGTGTTCGATTTGTTTGTGGTCGATCATTGTGCAGACAGTATGGCTGAGTTGATCCGATTGGCAAGCTCTTTCTCACCAGCTGGACTGGTAGT